CCACCATAACCAGCAGACTCTGCTACCTTTGAAAGATTAGACTTGTTGAGTTTGTAGACTTTTCGGGTGGTATCTCCACCTACATATACAAAGTTATCATCCTGGGTGAGTGCCAGTATAGCCCCACCATAATCACCAGACTCTGTTACCTTAGATAAAGTCTCGAATACACCCTTATAATAATAACCATCTGCCCCTAATATCGTCCCTAGATATATTTTACTAGTCACTATACCACCACCTTTTCCAAAAAAACAATTCCATCTTCCATGCCCCATTTCCATTTATCACTTGTGACTGTATCTACAATCTGAGTTTGTGCAGAAATAATGCCATTTGAAGCCGTAATGGTTTCGCCGTCCACTTTGACGTGGCCTAGGCTTTCTTGTGTCGCTATTTCAGACAAATGCGCATCAAGCTCGGCCTGCACCGCCCCTGCTGCTGCCTCTGCCTTCGCCTGGGCACCGGCGGGGGTCTCATGTCCGCTATGGGGAGCTGCAGCGGCCTTGTGCGAATTAAGAGCACTCTGCACCGCCCCCGCGGCTGCCTCTGCCTTCGCCTGGGCGCCGGCAGGAGTTTCTGCACCAATGTCGCCTGGCGAGAGCGCATCGCTTCCGCCAATAGCGTGGGTAGTTTTATGGGCGCTTGGTGTAAAGCTAGAGGGCTTCCCTTCTATGTCGTCCCACTTCACGACGCCTACCTTCTGCCAGGCGGACCCGGTATCACGGTAAATAATCTGCGTATCCGTGGCCACGTAGAGACGGCCGGCCGTCCCTGGGGTGGGCTTGCTGGCGTCAGGGCCGGCCTGGATGGAGGGGGCGCCGCCGGCATTTACAATCCGTTTTACAACTTCTTGATCAAGCGTGTCCCAGTTTGGTCCTATCGCAGTCAGATCAGCAGTGTCATTTGTTTCGTATTTCTTCAGACCCAGATTAGGCGTAGTTTGCAATAGTTACACCCCCTCATTAAGACAGATTCAATGTCAACGACCCTGCGGCAAAGTAAGGAGTATCCCCCGCGGAAATAGCCTTCGATTGACTTAACGCACCCCAAGCAAGTAAATTACCGTTTGTTGCCGCATCAAATATCCCAAAATGTGTCACCGTACCCCAGGAACCTGTTGCTTGCGGAAAGGTTATTGCGTTCGCATTGCTTTTGGCGCCGTTAGAGGCTGCCGGCCAGTTGGTTGAGTTATTAGTCACCGCTACCCGCGCGTAGCCGTTTCCAGATGGCTCCGTAAAGTTGCCACCAGCTTGTGTGGGTGCCGTGGTGGACAAACCGATGTAAAGCGTTGACGGTATTGTGTACGCAGTGTTACTAAAAACCAGATCTAACAATTTATTATCGAGATAGTATGTGAAACCCATTTACGCCGCCCCCTCCAATGTTTCTTCATAGCTATACCTTATTGCAATTCTTTGCATTGTTAGATACCCTCTTGACGTTGCTTGCTTTAACCTACCGGACAATACAGCATTTTGCACCATCTTCCCCTCGCTTTGCTCCCATTTTTCTTTTACACCTCCTGCCGAGATGATGTTTTTGAGAACAGCCGAAAAAGGTACGGATGTTAGCTTCCCTGACATTTGCAGCGCAAGTTTTGCACTTGCAGTCAATTGCAGTTGCGGTAAATTACCGAATGCAATAACGTGCCTAAAAGCGCCCGACACATTCACGTCCTTGGCAAGCACACCAGTAACTTCAATATATCGCTTGCTTTTAGCTAGGTTCCCTGCCGCGTCTGATGTAGCCTCTATCTCTCCAGAAATGGCTGCTAGCCTGCACAAGGTGCCGGTCGCTGCCGATGCTGAAACTGTGCTGCCCTGTATAGCAGCCCAGCCTGTTATCGTGCCGGCCAGCGCGGATGTGCTAGATATGTTACCCGCTAGCCCGGCCTGCCTGCTAATATTCGCAGACAGCTCAGACATAACAGAAATGCCGCCCGCCATAGAGGCCTGACGGCGTAGTACACCAGTAGCACTGCCTGCTGCCGAAATATCGCCAGCCAACGGCACCATCTTCGTTAGAGTGCCAGACGTACTGCCAGCAGCAGATATATTACCGGCTAAAGCTGCATTTTTTACTAGTACACCTGCTGCATCGCTGATAGCCGTTACAGCACTGGCTATTGCTACTTGTTTAGCCAGCGTCCCCGATAAACTACCTGTTGCGGGTACTGTACCAGATAGTCCAGAATGAATGTTTACTGCTCCAGACAACATACTGGAGGCAGTAACCGTTCCCGTTAATTTTACCTGATTGCTTACTGTGCCGGATAAAGCGCTAATACCTGCTATATTGCCGGCCAAAGGTGTCTGAAGCCCAATGCCACCTGACAGCCCGCTAGTGGCAGAAATCGTCCCGCCTAACAGCACCCAGCGAGGGTTCCAAAACGGTAAAATACCTACAGTAACATTGCCGGCAATTAAGTCGCTGACCTTGGTCCCCCAATAAATCAGGTTGCCGACAAGTGTATATCTTGAAACATCCGGGCCTGTTGCGGTTATTCCGGCTGTAGCACCTATACTGCCGGTAAGGCGAATGCTTATGTTTAGAGCTCCGCTGACCGCTGTCGTAGCACTAACAGGTGCCTGCAAGGGCACCATTTTGGTCAACGTGCCTGATACTGTGGCCGAGGCAGAAATCGCGCCGCTGACTGGCACCTGCTTAGTCAGTGTGGCTGTTAATGTGCCGGATGCCGCAACCGTACCCGCTAGCCCGGCCTGTAAGTTAATGGCCCCAGACAAGCTACCAGCGGCAGATACAGTGCCTGCCACCGCTAATCGGTAGTAGTTGACTATGCCTGATAAACCACTTACACATGAAACCGAACCAGCCAGCGGTACGTTTTTGGTCAGCGTACCAGACACTCCGCCAGTAGTAGATACCAAACTGGATATCAGTACCCATTTGGTCAGCGTCCCGGACGTATCACCAACAGCACTAATTGCACTGATTAAGGCAGCGTGTATGTTTATCGCTCCAGCTAGCGCTCCAGTAGCAGATATGCTGCTTGCTAGCGGCACTGTCTTTGCGACCGTACCGTTTACTGCCGCAGTTGCTGAAATACTTCCGGTTGTCGGTATCAGCCGGTTAAGCGGGGCACTTAAATTGCTTGTAGCGGAGATCGAACCTGTTAGTTTAGCCTGAAGGTTTATGCCACCAGTTAATGTGCCAGTAACGGAAATTGTGCTAGTGAGTTTTGCCTGTACTTTTACTGTACCAGATACGGTGCCAATAGCAGAGATAGAACCATTTATCGCAACCTGCTTACGAAGTGTACCAGTGACACCGCCTGTTGCTGATATACTACCAGCCAATGGCACAATAGGCGACCAGCTGGGCAGTTGCCCTACGGTGACACCTTCACTTATTAATCTGCCAACCGTGATACCCCAGCTAATGAGGTTTCCAACAGTCGTCGCCATTGTTCTCTATTGCTCCACTTAGATATATGCCTTATTAACCGTTACAGTGCCTGTGAAAATTAACCCCGATGCACCATCCGCTGTTACCAAACGGCATTCGTGTCGGTATTGCCCCGCAAGATTTATTGTATCAGCTGCCTGTATTGAAATTTTAAATATGCCGCCGGATCCATTGATAATCGTAATTTCTCCCGACGATAAAGTTTTCCTAAGTATAACTTTATCGCCGCTAATAAGCGCCCAGACTATGCTCTGTGCACCAGTAATATTTACAGGGTTATTGTTTTCATCTGTGACGGTTACCAGCAAGTTCTTGCTGTCGCCAGAGTATATTTCAAAATCCATATAGACACACCCCCTACGGCTGCCAGGTCATCAGCTGGCCCACAGTTACATTTTCTATAATCAGGTCACCTACCTTTGTCCCCCAATTAATCAAATCTCCAACCAGGGTGTAAGTAAACTGGTAATTAACTGCCAGGTGAGCTGGTTTTATTGTCTCAATGACCGCCTTAAGGTCTTCAATGTTTGGCGGTACTCCCCGGACATCGCAGAACCGGACGGTGAAAGAGTAGGTAGCCGGGCTATCTATGATCTCAATTGTGCCGTAAACGTAAGACGAGGCAACATTATGCATCAGGGCCACGTTTACCGTACCAATCCCTCTGATTTTCGAGATGATCAGGCTCCGACGTTGATCATCCGGCTTGCCCGGCACCGTTGGTATACCCAACATCTTCTCCCAGATGTCTAGGCCCCACGTCGCCGTCTCCACAAAAAACTGGTTTAGGATGTCAGTTAAGGCTAGATTGAGGGCATCGAACTCAAGGCCTTCCGCCTGCATAATCGCCTGCATAACCCGAGATGAGGCGTAATAACATGGTAGGTATCCCATCATCTCCTGCCCTTTTGGGCTGGTGACTAAAGTCATGATAGCGTCACCATCCCTACCACTGCCACTTGGTCCTGGGCGATCTCTATATTGTTTGTCCCGCCGTTAACCTGAAGATTGGTGTAATCCCTTACACCATCCTGGTCTAGCAGAAGTGCCCCAATCTTAACGTATCTTACCGTAGGATCACTGGAAAACGCGATTTCCGCCAGATAATCGATTAATGCCGACTGAAAAGAGGTCTGTATTTCGGCGAAGGTCTTTGTCCCTGTTAGCGTCACAGTTGCCGTCACATTGATGGGTACTGGCGTCGCTGCCACCACTGTGACGCTCGCTCCGATAGGAGCCTTTCCTTTTCCAGTACCAGCAGTAGGTGCTATATAATTTTGTACCGCATCAACAACAGCTTGACTTGCTGGTTTTTTATCAGTCCCAAGCAGAACAACTTTTACTGTCCCGGGTCCGTTCCAGAGGGGAAGCACTTGTACTCCGCCCACTCCCGGGACTTCGAGTGCCCAATTAATATAATCAGCTTTGTTTCCTGAGGTACCTGGACTGCGGACTTTGGCAAGGAACCTAGCTAAAAGAGAAGCATCATCTTCGTCATCGCTGCCGCCACTTGTCCCGCTGGCATTGGTAACTGCCGTAACCCCTGCCACCGGCTGGGCCAGCATGGTAATTGTCTTGGCGGCCACATTGCCGCTGGCCCCGGCTTCCACGGCCTCTATGTCCACGGTGACGGTTCCTCCGGCCCCAATAGTCGCATCACTCTTTGTAGCGAAAAAGATAGCCGGCGCAGCCTCGCTGCTGGCCGTGCTAACCCTGGTGCCGGCGGGGATCACTGTACCTGGGGTGCCAGTAAAGGTTACCTGGCCGGTAGCCTTCACTGCCTGCCGTCGGGTGATGCCGTGTTCTTCGCAGCGGAGGTCCAGGTACTGACCAAAAGTAGTAGAAGCGAAGCCGCGCCGAAGGACCTCCTGCGCCCAAATAGCGGCAAGGGCTAACTCGATGGCCGCCGGGGAAAGGGCGTCCCAGGTGAAGGAGCCCTCACTTTTATCCAAATCCGCCGGCAAACTATCAAGCATCCGCTGCCGAATTGCTTCTTCGGTTTGGTCTGTTAAATATTCTGGAAGGTCAGCCACTTATCTTCACCTCCAGCCTTTCAGGTATCCCAATTACTGGAACTACCGTAAAGGCCACTATTACCTCATCCCCTCGCCACTCAAAAGAAAAATCCCGGACCATTTCTGTTCTGGAATCAGCAATCAATGCCTCAGTGATCACTCGCTCAAGTTCTGCTTCCACTGCCTGGCGAGAAGGTTGCCGCTGGGCAAGTTCTAATTCACAGCCATAACCAGGACCATACACCAGGTAGGCAAACCGCTCAGTGAGAACGGCCTTGACACACCAGTGAGCCCAGGCAGTATGGCCATCGGTCTGCAATACCCGACCGGCACCATCTACGACAAAATCCCCTGTAGCAAAATCAAAAAACCAGCTCTTGCCATACTTCGGCGATGGCTCAGTCTGCTGCTGTTCTACCAAAGGGGGCATCTCGAAAATAGGATATAAGTTTGGCATCACGTCACCACCTTGCATAGGATCACCGGGTCGGTATGGTCGTTCACCCAAGCCACCAGAACCCGGTCGCCGGGTTTGAGTTCGGGTTTTATTTTGATAGCAACCTTATTGATCTCCGCAGGGTTAAAGGAATATTGCGCAAGCCCCTTTGTTACAGAACCAGGCAAAGGGCTTCCGCTACTGTCTACAGAAGCGGCGGTAGTGACCAATCCTCCCGCTTCCATACAGGTTTCGACCCCTAGTAAGGAAAATGCAGGCAGTATAAGTTTTGCCGTCCACTCTGAAATCAGGTATTCCCCCTGTGGTATTGGCACGGCAAACCGGTCTATCTTTAGGCTCATGTCAGGCTGTATTATGCCTAGTTCCAGCGCATCAGGCCTAGCAGTTTGGCTGCTTATCCTTTCGGCTATCACTTGTGCCAGCTTACTTGCCCCGCTGTTAGCCAACGTCCTCCACCTCCATTACCATGATTCGGTTGGTTGCATCGTGTGTAACGCTGGAAACGATATAGTAGCCTATCAGCGTACCGGCCTCAACTTTCACCTTGTCTCCTTTGCGGAGGAACGGCAAATCTGGGGCCTGCACTTTCCGCTGCTTCCTTGGCTGGCCTCGCTCTTTTAAAATGTCCTGCGCGGCGGCCTTGGCGGCCGCAGCATTGTCAAACTGGCGTTGGTAGACCACTTCCTGAAGCGTCCCGAATTCAGTTCTACCGTCGAGCGTAGCCACCACTGGCGCCTTGCCCTCTTTGTCCTCCGCGCCGATGATTTTTACACGTGTAACCAGCTCCTCAATATCCTGCCTGTCGTTAATGCTGTCAACGTTCGTGTGTGCACTAAAAACGTAAACCGGGGTATTTTGCCCCGGTCTGATGACATCGATTTTCCCTTGCCTGCTACGTACAATCCACTTTCCGCCGCCTTTCTTCTTGGCTTCATTCAGCACAGAATAAATCATGTCGGCCAGAGTATCTCCTCTAAAAACCTGTTTGGCCAACGCCACATCTGGCCCCTGCACTGTTCCCAATGGTATCCCCCAGGCCTTGGCAATATCCTCGATGATCGCCTTTGCCATCTGTCCGGCCCGGTAGAAGCGGTCATCCTTGCTTTTCATCAAGTAGATGAGCGGGTCATAAGCCGTGATTGAGAAGTGCCCTAAAGGGTCTGTCTGGTAGTCCCAAACGAAGATAGTGCCCCGAAATATTTCCTGCTGGCCACTCCCCCAATCGGCATAAAGAAATATCTGGCCGCCCAGCGGTATGAGTTGGTGCAGCCATTTCCCGTCCGGCATCTGGATATTCTGCAACTCTGCCTCCAATCGTACCGCAAGCTCGCCGTCATTTTCTTCCCAGGACAAACTGCGCAAAAAAGGCTGCAAATCTATGCGTTGACCATCAGGCCGAAGCAGTATTAAGGAATAGCTAATTTTTGCAACGTCAATCATGCCTGCCACCGCCTTATGCTATCCGCAATACTTGCCCCGGACGGATTAAGTTCGGGTCTTTGCCTATCACATCCACATTGTTGTTATATATTTCACGCCAACGTCCTCCGTCTCCCAGGGTCTGTTTTGCTATCGCCCAGAGCGTATCACCAGATTTGACCGTATATGTTTTAGGTGCAGGCGGCGCTGGCCTGGTCTGCTGGACACCGGCTACAACAACCGGTGCCATTTCCCCTTCGGCCCTGATAGCCAATTCCCGGGCCTCCACAAAGCGCAAATTATACCAGCAGTCACCATGGCCGCCCCGCCATTCGTGCTCAAAACTGCCGTCACCATCAAAATAAACGTCATGGTTTATCGGTGTTTCTGTAACCAATAGTCTTAACTTAGTTCCTTCATTTCTCCATAAAGACAAAATACCCGCAAGTTCTTTGGGCGAACGCCAACTTTTCACCATCGGGTCGTTTCTACGTGCTTCTCCCGGGAAAAAGCCTTCAAAGGAAAAGCGAGTAGGCACACGGCCACGAGGCAGAGAAATATCACCTAATTCAATCACATCAAATGTCAGTATTCTGTTGCCCGTTGTACACGTTATCTTTTCCGGATTAACTGGAAAATGAATACGGCTCCCGTCTGGAGCCGTGAGGTAGAAGTCCATAGGATCACTCCGCCTTTAGGTTATATTAAAAGCACTCTCGTGTGAGAGTGCTTTTTGCACGGCATGTAACATTTCATTTAGTAACTGGTTTAATGCGTAAAGTACGAAAATATTCCGTTCCAAACATCTCAAATTGTACTGACCCAATCTGGGTTGATAATACATTGCCAGGTTCAGTAGCTTTTTCAACATTCTCTTCAACCCATTGCTTAGCTTTCTCAGGTTCTGCATCATCATAAGGAACTGTAGCGCAATAACCAAAATAACCTTTTGCCAAAGCATTTATTCTGTTTATGCCACCTGTGCCAACCAGAGCAGAAGCATTAATTACAAAATCCACCCATTGTATATGCAATGGCGAAGTCTCAAATATATTACATATCAAGGTTGTGCCAGTATCAGGATCCACAGTTTGCCCACTATCTTGGGCAAGATCCTCCCCCTGTCTAGGGCCAGTGAATTGTAACCCCCATGTTTGTTGCAAATTAAGCTTAATATCTGCAGCTGTAAGACCAGGTATTGTATCGGATGTGTTTTTATCATCAGGTATTGAATCTTCAGGATCTGGTTCCTTAGTCAGATCATCGGCCTCAATCGTGCTTTCCGATATTCCGGCTTTCTGTGAGAGAGAACCAGAATCTGCTTCTGTCGCAGCCTTTCTCCCAGCTTCACGCCCTACATCGAAATTTTCCTTAGTTGAAGGTGTAATAACTAAGCCAATAACAAACAACGCCAATGCTACTACTGCTAGTACACCAATTTTTTTATATTCCCATCCCTTCTTAAGAACTGCTTTTACAACCAGCATTACTAAAGCCACGCCAAGCCCTGCAAGCCCCAAAAATCCGATCAAAGCACCCATATGATAAACCTCCTTTTAGATAGAATTTTATGTTTTGTATTCGCCATATGGGTGCTTTTTCCTATCATTTTGCAGGCGTATTATGGTAAACGCTTCCTAGTCCATCTGCAATCATGTTTGTGATCTCATTAGCTATCGTTTTGTAATTTGCGCGTATCGCTTGCAGCACATCCTGGCCATCGTTAGCGGAGATATCAAAGTTTATTTCAACGGAGCCAATAGTCACGGCACTAGAAACACCAGATGCACCAACCGCCACTGGCACCGACCCGGCAAAACCGCCCTCAACATAGGGCCTCACACCCAGCCGCCTGCCGGTTTCTTCGTACAGCGCCAAAGCACGGCTTCTCATACGAGCTGAAAGGGGTATAATCGCCTCCGGGCCAGCCTCGGCTACCAGGCCCAGGTGGGGACGGGTGAGGATGCCTCCGGTGGCGTGAGGAGTCGGAGTAAAGCTAGGTAAAGATATGCTGGGCAATTGGAATGTCGCGGCGCGGGCCGCCGCTAACGCTAACGCACCGGCTAAAGACTTACCGTTTGCTACGATGCTATTAGCAACTCCTTGTAAGTTAGCTGCAAATGCTGTTTCTATAGCGACAATCCTCCAAGTTTGCTGCCCCATCTGTTCCATGTTTGAGATAACTGCTGTAGCTTGGCTTTGGAGATTCTCAGCAAATGCGGTCTTTATCGCTGTAATATTCCAAGCCTTCTCGCTCAGCTGCGTCAAATTGGAGATAACCGCATCTGCTTGGCCTTGCAGGTATACACTGAAACTTCCCAGGATTGCGCTTACCTTATTCGCGGCTTCTGCCATCGGCTGCATAAATTGGGTAGAATCAGCAGGTGCTCCCGGCTGCTCCCTGAACGCTTCAACAGCTTTGCCCCCCAGCCATTTGCCGCCAATATATCCTCCTAGACCGCCTAAAATACCGCCCACTATCGTACCAATACCAGGCAGTATAGCTGTTCCGGCTAACGCTCCTAGTTTCGCGCCGGCCAGACCTCCGCCCAAGCCACCAGCGGCCTTAGCGGTTGCGGTAACCTTATCTTGAGCCCTAATAATATCCAGTAACTCCACACCTATGGCCAATGGAACGGCGGCTTTACCGGCAATCTTGGCAACCGTTCCAAGAGCGGCAGGGACCTTTGGTACCTTTGTTCCGAAGACTTTCAGAGCGTCGCTAACCTTGCCTAAATCGGGTAGCTTGATTGGGGCGCTCTTTATGCCTTCGCCAATCTTCTGGAACGGTAACATGGCTCTGGAGATTAGCCCTAGTTTGGAAGACTTTGCGGCCGCGGTAACAGCCTCTTTTGCTATGACTGTTTCAGCAATGGTCTCAGTAACCCCAGCAGCGGCTCTAGTAGGCCTGAATTTTTCAAAAATGCCTTTTCCATACTTCCAAATACCCTTGCCCAAGCCCCAAGCACCGCGGAGAACCAGTCCTCCGCCAAGCATGGATGCAAGTCCCAACATAGCCCCTGCCCCTAATAGATTTCCATGGGCAGCGGAACTTGCTGCTCCCTGAAAAGCTCCTTTTAGTCCAGCGATCCAGGCTTTGGCTCCAATTTCTCCGAGCTTAGTAAATGTTTCCTGAAGCTTCATGCCACCTTCACTATCAAGCCAGGCGCTTACTTCGTCTAGCGCGAGGTTGAGAACATAGATAATCTTGTCCCCAAAGTTAAGCTTTTGAAACTCAGGATCTGCGGAAATGCTGGCCCAGAATTCTTTTAGCCTACCATACATTTGCTCAAACTTTAACCCTACCCTTTCGCCTGCCCGCTCAAGCCTTTTTTGGAATTCTTCAAACTTACCTCCTGTTTCATCGGTCAAACCGATAATATCAAACATTATCCGTTTTACCGGCTCAGCCATACCTTTTCCAAAATGCCAAACCGTCAAGTTAGCGGTGTCTGAAATTACGGCCAGCATTCCAAGGAGGGAGTTGGACAGTTCTTTCATACCGCCAGCAAATCGTTGTTCAAGAGTTCTGACAATTGCCTCCATAGCCTCTGCGGAAGATATTCCGGCACTACCGATATTCCCCAATTGGTCCTCAGCAACCCCGAGCTCTTTAGCAAATATATTGAGCGGCAATTTCAGGTTTAAGGCTACCTGTTTCAAGTCTTGCAGGTTAAGCGTTCCAGCTGAAGCAATCTGAGTGAACCCAAGCAAAGCCGCCTCAATACCTTGCATACCAGCTCCTGTACGTCCGGCGGCATCACCAAACGCGAGTAAAGCACGTTTGGCCTGCTCGAAGTTATAGCCGGCACCCATCAGCTGGATGGTGGCACCCTGGAGGAAGGGGAACTCAAAGGGTGTTTCCTTAGCGAAACGGATCAAGTCTTCAAAAGCCTTTTTCCCTTCTTCTACACCACCCATGTAGAAATCCAGAGACATCTGTGCCTGCTCAAATTCACCGGCCAGCTTTAGAGGATAAAATATCCCGGCGCCTATTCCAGCTCCGGCCCCAAGGAGGGCAAGGGGGCTGGTAAGTTTGCTTATTATACTATTTATCGACCCCGTTATCTTATCCTTCGCCTGAAGCGTCACCGTCCACGCCCGGGAGGTCAGACCACGTAAGCTGCTGCTAACCTCCTTCACCTTCCAGGTTACACGCTCTCGTAGCGTAGCCTGCGGTTCAGCTCTCGCCAAATCAAGCCCCTTAATCTGTGACATCGCTTTTGTAAGCTGCCCGAACAGTTCCCCGCGTAGCTCTGCAATAGGGCCAGCTTTAACATTATTCAGGGCAGAAAGAGCAGCCTTGGCCTTTATGATTTCATCTAACAGAGGTCCCTGCATTTCGGCTACAACATCTACCTTGCCTTTATCTAAGGCATCAAGCATAGCATTAAGTCTAGTTACTACTCCGGAAACTTTATCTTGAGCCGCTATCAGGGGAGAGGCCTGGGCCATGTCTAATTTACGAATCAGTTTATCTGCCTTTAGCACGTTAGCGGTCAGCTGGTCCCGAATCTTCATTATAGGTTCAACTTGGTATTTTGCTATCTTCTCAAAATGTTGGCGCGTCTGTTCGATGTCTTTTCTTGCGCGCTTTTCAAAGCGACTGACCCTTTCCCCAGCCTGTTTCAGCGGCGATTCCGTCTGATCATCAACTATGATTGGTATCTCAACCCGATAGATTTCCTTATCCGCCATGGCCTGCCCCCCTTTCCAATTGTGATAGGAAATTTCTCCCTCCCCATCGAATTTTGAAAGTGCTAACTATGAATCAAAATCCAATGGGAGGGAGGTGAACTGCATGAATAGCATTACTGAAAAAGACATAGCACAACTTGAACAAAAGGTAGTTGAACATCTAACAGCAAATCTTAAGAGCAATGGAGCTGAAAAACTAATGAAGCAGATGGTTGAAATTAGCGCACGGGTTTCCTGCAACATGATTCAGGAATATCACAAGCTTATTTCTGGCAAGTCAACTTAGTGAATGTATTTTTTAAGCTTAATGCTAATTTCTCTGCTATCTCTTCAGGCTGAACTAAAACTTGTTTCTTCAGTTCAGCCACTTCCTTTTCCAGGGCGGCTAAACGTTCATCCACACTCATTGGCAGCAACTCTATTTCCCCCTTTTTGCTGCGTTTTCCATCTCCTGCCGTTCTTTATCTTCAGCCTCCAACTGCACTCGCGTGGAAACCAACATAAAAGCCCTCACATTGTAGGGCTTGGCGTAAAATTCATCAGGGGGAATGCCTTGCCGCTGGAAAATGTGATGCAGCAGCGTAGCCTTCCCCCCAGCTTTTATGAGTTTTTTAAGGTCTCCTCCAGATCATTATCATCTTCGTCAAAGCCACTCAAATGCTCTATCAAGTCAATGACCCTATCCTTTTCTCCCGATAACAACACTTTGTCTACCAACTGCCAAGGTGCTAAGACGTTGGCTTTCTGCATCAGTTCTTTGTTATCCCATAGGAGTCTCTTGTCCTCCGGATGTGTCGCGGTAACGATGAGCAGTGAACCAAACTTCGCAGAATCAAAATCGCCGGGTACAGCAATTCCGCCTAATTTTTTATTCTTTACCATCTTTGTGGCATCATTACGGCACTTTTCCCTTTCTTCGCCGGTTAAGCCACGCACCCTAAAGGCAAAAAGCTTTTTGCCTTTTCTTTTCACCGTAAAGGTTTCATACTCTTCCGTGATGTTCATAGCCTCCAGGACGCCGCTGACGTCCCGGAGGATAGCATCTTCATTTTGTAGCATATATTCTCTCTTTTCTTCGCTCATATTATCCCTCCATTACCTATTGGGTGCCCGAAGCACGCCCATGAAGTTCAACACTGCATCAGGAGCATTGTTGCGTAGCCCGGCAATAACTTTCTGCAGCAACCGAGCATCACGTATTACTGTTTCAGTGAAAGTCAATGTTACCGTATAACTCTGCGGTATTGCCCAGGTAAGTTTGCTGCCGGCAGCCTGGTAGTCGGTGTTGGTGTAGTTGATCTGGGCCTGCCAGGTGTTCACTTCCGCGAGGAAATTGCCGTCACCGTCGTACAATTCGCCATTGTAACCTCGGAGAATGCTCCTGGGGTCAAAGGTACCGCTGTCCAGCAGTTCCTGCAGTTCAGGCGGCTCATTTACCCGAAATGACCATGCACGGTTAATAATGTCCCCCGAAGTCACGTTGGCAATGTCAATAGCGCCGTCAGGCACACATGACCGAAAAATATAGCGTCCATCTGCCATTTACAACACCTCCATTATTGATTTTCAGCCGGCGGAGCAAACCGGAACTGGAAGGTAATGTAGACTTT